CAAACATGGGTTGGGATGAAGTCCACGCCCTTGCTTCAAGAACCATGAGGGGAGAATAAGGAAATATAAAGGAGAGATGAAAAATGGCAAGAGATTATATCAGGAACATTCACGACATGGAACGCTACTACTACGGTGCTGGCAACGCTATGGGTTATTCCTACTCCGGTAGCGAATTACTCAAGGCTGACGCACCTATGATGAGTACCACAGCAGGTACTTATCAAGCAATTTACGGGCGCAAAGTATGGAGTCAGTTGAACCAAGAGTTTAACGCATTCTCCATTCTACCTAAGCGACCTTGGGAACGCAGTGGTTGGAGAGTCATCACCGCACGCCCATCATTCACTGTTGGTGGCGGTGTTGCAGAAAACGCAACCCTACCGGACACAACCAAGCCTACCTTCCAGCACATTGCTGCAAAACCTAAGACAATCGTACACACATTCGATATGTCTGAAACTGCAATGTTCCTTGCTGACAAGGATGACGGACTTGGCGACATTCGTGCTATCCTAAAGGAAGAAATGGGTAAGCACCACGCTGAACATATTAACAAGATGCTAACTACAGATAAGGCTACTGTTGCTGGAAATGATTTTGAGTCATTAGACCGTGTAACTACTGGTGCTGCTGGTGGTTCAGCAGAAGATATGTACTCTATTGACCGAAGTGCAAACTCATGGTCTTTGGCAGAACACAATGAGAACAGTGGTACTGACCGTGTTCTTTCACTTGACCACCTTGACGACCTGTTCCAAAAGTGTTGGACTCGTGGTGGTAATCCAAAGGTTATCCTAACTGGATATGACACTTTGATGAGACTACAGCAACTTCTACAATCTCAACAGAGATTCATGGAAGAGAAGAGAGTCACACCTACCTATAACGGTGTTAAGGGTGTACCGGGTATTGAGGCTGGATTTATCGTAGCAACATACAACGGTGTACCAATTATCCCTTCCAAGGATGTACAGACTGACACACTAAGCAGAATGTACTTCCTTGACACAGATTATCTATACTTTAGTACAGCAATTCCAACACAGTACTTTGAGTCCGGTATTGAAACTGGCGACCCATTCGCTATCAACCGCCTTGGACAAGAAGGAATGTACCGCACTATGGGAGAGTTATGGACTACTTTCTTTGGAGGTCACGGTTCAGTCCGAGACTTGAAGTGAGGATGTTTGGAGATAAAATAAGGAGATGATTTATTATGACAACAGAAACAAAAACACAAAAGGGATTAACAATATCTTTCGATGATGGAGATTTCGATACTGGAACAGTCTCGGTTCTTTTAGACCTTGACATGCGTACAGGAACTCCTGTTGATGAAACAGCATGGCTTGACGGCGGTGCAGCAGCAGGTTCTTATCCGGGCGCACTTGATGGATTCAAAGCAAAGAACACTAACACCACAAACGCAAACGGTAGTATGAGATTAGTACAAATCGCATTCACACTTGCTGATGCGGCTGAACAGGTATTGGTTCTTACAGAAGGGGCTTCAAAAATTATTGGAGTACTCGGTACTACTTTTGCAGTAGCAGACAAGACACTATCTGCAACCTTTACTAACACAGGAAATGCACCAGCCTCTAAGACTGGTGCTGCTCTACCTGCAATCGTTCTTCACGGAGAAGCGGCTGGTGCGGGTACTGTAACGGCGGTTTTGCTTAACTGAGGGTGATTAAGTGCCTTCCGTAACCTTTCTTGGGCCTTTCTATGAAAGGCGCAGAGCAGACACTATCGGCCCTTGGTTAAGAGGGAAAGTAGTAGAAGTTACTCAAGAATGGTTAAACGAGTGGAGACACACACTTCCTCTATCACACTTTGAGATAAGTGATGAAGAGGAAGTAGTGTCTTCCAATAGTCGTGAAGGTATTCCTGACCCTACATGGAGTCGAAGAGACATTTTACAATGGCTTGCAGACAACAATGTAGATATAGGCAGTGGCTATGTCACTAAGACAGGGGCACTTGCACTCGTTGCAGGGCACTTAAATCCAATAACAGAATTAGGAGATGAACAATAATGGCAGCAAGTAATACAATAGATGTACGAACACATGTAATGGGTGATATGCTCATGCTTACTGGGACTTTCACTGATGGTGGTACAGATGTATCATTCGATGGACTACTAACTAATGTCTTTGCAGCAGGTGGTCATGTAACAAGTCTATACGACACCGGAGTTAAAATTAACATGGGTGGTAATTTAGCAGCAGGTGCAACCGCTATTACAGTGGATTCAGTTGATGCAAGACTACATTGGAACATAGGAGAAACACTCTATACTGATGTAGGTAAAAGAGTTGGAGTTATTACTGCTATTGGTAGTGCAACTTCCATTACCGTAGCCGGTGGTGTTTTGACTGGTGGAGATATGGTAGATGATGAAAACCTCCATAAACTCGGCCCTGACCAAAGCGCAGTTACTCTAAACAATGGTAGCCTTGCAGTTTCTATTGATACAACTAATAATGTTGTAGTATTTGGAAACGGCAATCTTGGTAACACAAGCACAGCACACACTCAAGATGGTCGCTGGTGGATTTTAGGACAGCGTTGAGGTGATGAACCTTGGCAGTATTAAGTGGCTACGGTAGTCGAGTAATTGGCCCCTACAGTCCTAAAATGATGTCTGATGGAACGGCAACTGCGCTTATACAAGCGGACATTAGAGCCACTGGTGGTACTGGTGCGCTTGGTGTATCGGCTGGTAGTACAACCGCACTCATTAGCATAGAACCGTTTACATCACTTGGTAATCATTATTTCTTACTTACCTACACAGTTTGAGGTGAGTAAGTATGGCATTCGATGTTAGGAACATTGACCTTTCTGATGTAGTCAGAGGGGGCAAACAAGGCACCAAGGCTGATTATCAGTACGGTGGCGATGTAGTTAGTAACACGGACAAGCCTTTGGCGGGCGTTACACAACAACAACGCCAACGCAACCGTGATATAGGGGATATACTAAACATAGGTGCAGGTACAAGATGCACCGACTGTGGTTTTCTACATTTTATGTGGAGAGCAACATGCGGTGCGTGTGATAAACCAATGGAATATAACTTAGGCCATCGAGATGAAAGTAAAAGGATGTAATACTATGGGAAAAATACTCATTAAAGCAATTAGACCTCATAGACAGAAAGTACTTACAGCCGAAGGTGAAGAATTAAAACTTCAACAGTGGGCTAACAAGAAAGCCGCACAAGCATTGAGAGGGGCTGGCGGTGACTCTTCAGGAGAGCAATTCACTCAAGCAAGAGAAGCACTCATGAGACAGGCATTAGAAAATCCTGATGAGCATGGACTCAAGTTTATGGGCGAAAGAGTACCGTTTGAAGGTCAAAGACTTGAAGAAGAATTATCCGAGCCTGACCCTGAAGGTGAGATGGCGGCAATTGACAGTCAGTTTGCACCCGGAAAAGAACACGATGAGGAAGAAACACTTACATCTAATAATATGATGAGAGATAATAGTGATTATCACACTACCCCTGAAACTGAAAGAACAATGAACGCTGGTAAGTTAGTCAATGCTAAAAGAGGCAGTGATTTGTTTGATGATATGGGCCGACTTCGTGAGACTCTAAAGCCCAATGAAGAAGATGCGGCTGAAAGGCAACATGTGCCTATGGATGCTGACCATCCTGATTACTTTAAGACATCAAGACAGACCGCATTTAGAGATGCTTGGAGTTTGTTAAAACAAAGCATGTGTGAAGAATGTGGAGAAAAACCAGCAACTCATACTTATTACGGCACATCCGGTTGTGCAGAATGTTTAGGAGCAGATTCTTGGAACATGAATGCAATTCCATTGTGAGGGGGAATAAAGTGTGCCAATGGTATTCAGCCCCGGAGAGCCGGAAACTCGGCCTCTTGACCCTGAAGCAGTAGCGTACACTACAGCCCAAAAAGTTGCAGACCTCCTTGAGATTAGCGCACAAGACGCTATACTAATGAGTGCTGACGCTGACACTGATGCAATCTATATCACTGGTAATGAATACAGAGATGTAGGTTTTAGCGTGGGTGACAAGATTCGTATTTACAGTGACGCTGACCCATTCGGCCATGATGATTTAGAAATAACCGCTATAGCAAGGGGTGCATCTTCTAAAGCAGGTCATGTTAAAATTACAGTTAGTGGTGCAACATTAACCACTGCTGATTTTCAAGTAGCAGATAACGGGTATGTACAGAATAAAGCCTCGTTTACTAATGGCCGCACTCGTGGATTAACTAAAGCCAAGGTAGAAAATGTCATCTTAAAAATGCAAGATAAGATAGATAACATGACTCGTAATGCTTGGCGACCTTATCTTGTAGCGGCTGAATATATTAATTTCGATACCTACAAACCATATCGCCGCCGATACTATACTGATTATGTAGGTACAAGCCCACTTCTATTCCGTAATGTACAGCAGATGCTTCGTATTGAGTTATGGCAAGGTGACGATTATCGTGAGATATGTGGTGCTGAAGTGCGAATAAAGTTTGATGATGTATCTGATTTAGCATCTTCAGCAATTTACATGTCAGCAGGTAATGGTTCTGTAGCAACTTTAGCCCAAGGCACAGGTACTACTCAATGGAGAGATGATTTTGATGCTACTACTGTTGCACAAAATCTTGCTGACCTAATTAACAAAGAAGATAGAGTTGGTAAAACAGCATGTGAGTTTTCTCCTACTTTTACATTGGAAGGGTCTACTTCTAATGTAGCAATTCATAATGAGTTTTTGGCTTCTGCTAATAGCGATTACGGCACTGGTGTAGTAAAGGTGACTTCTATGCGCCCTGTTAAAGCAGGGGAGGTTTGTAGCATAGTTACTTCATCCTCCGACATTTCATTAGACCAAACACAGACTAATTCAACTACTTTCTCAAGTCTTGATTCTACAACAATCAATGTTGCATCTACTACAGGTTTCGTAAACGCTGGTGTAGCGATAGATGCAAGTGGTGATGTTTTCCGTTATACGGGGAAAACTGCCACATCTTTTACCGGATGTGTAGCCGTAACTGGTAGTTTAGGTGCTATAACAGGTGCTATTACACAGCAATCATTCTTAGTAGATTTACAGGGTGGTAGTGGTAGTGGAGATGTTGGTCGCCTTCGTGACTGGTGGATTGACCATGAAATGGGTATAGTTTACTTCAACAACTCCTATCCTTTCTTTGAGTGGAACGCAATTAAAGTAGCATATATTTATGGTGAAAGATATGTGGAAAAAGCCATTGAGGATATATGTACTAAGTTAGTTGCTATTGAATTACTAATGTCTGATGACCGTTCTGTACTAATTCCTGAAGGAACACAGAATATTGACCTTGCAAGTAAGGTACAATTATATCAGGCTGAAATAGATAGAACACTGCCAAAATATATCGAAATGGTGGTATTTGAATGAATGAGCGTGACTTTAAAAAAACGGCTGAAAATATTCATATTAGAATGCAAGAAGAGATATTCAAGAAAGACAAGCAGATGCAACAGCAGTTTCGTCAGCAATTCACTACTCAACCCGCCGCATATCGTGAGCGAATGCAATTAATTGAAGCGGGTGCTATGGGGTACAGTATTCAAGACGGCTATCCCATCAAAAATGATACTAAAGAACCGGCTACTGAACAGCAGAATGCTTCTATTCAAAAGGCTACAGACAAGGCTATGTTGCGCTCCAATCCTGATTTAGATAAATACAACATGAAGTATGAAAATGGTTTTTTTATTCCAATAGATTTTAAAGACTTGATTAAAAAAGGTGAAACAGTGGAGGGCTGAACATGGTAGCAACATGGACTGAAGGGCTTGATGCCGTTATTGCTCTATTCAAAGATAACTGGAATAGAGGTAATACCAGTAATTATCGCCCTGTAGTCGTAGATATTGCTGATACATCAGCAGAGCATGGTAAGCGTCTTGATTTACAGAAGCATGACTATGTTCTGTGCTATGAGACAGCGCATAACGAAGAAGCACCGGAATTGTTTTACGATTTCGTTACGACACGCATAAATATAACTGTTGATGTGAGAAGCACTAAGGGGCGTAAACACTTACAGGCTCTTGAAAATGAAATACGGAGGTTGATACATACGAAGCGTAAAGGCGACGGCACTAACTTTGACCGATTAGTTTTCAAAACTCGGACAGATTTGAGTGACCGAAGCAAGTTTTTGTTTCGTATGACCTTCCAAGTAGAAGTAGTAATACTTGCGGAATTGATACCATAGGTGAATAGAACATGCCATCAACAGTGTATAAGGGTGACTTAGCAGAAGTATCTTTTGCTCCCGAAACAGGATTACAAATTAGAATAGGAACCAATGCCGCATCAGATTGCGGTTTAAGTATAGCAACAACTCATGGAAATGGATATACCACATTAACTTTTAAATTAGAAGTTAATACTACCTTATTTCAAGCACAAGATGATTCTGACACACCAAGAAGAAATGCATTGCGATACCCTAAAAACATGTTAGTTGGCTCTCAATTAGTATGGACAACCGCAGGTGGTATAGGTGCTGATGATATAGAAGAAGCAGATTTAGCCAACACAAGTAATGGTGGTCGAGTTTTTACTATTATTGAAAATGACGGTGTGACTATGAAAATTACACCTGAAATGTTTACACCTGATATTGCCACAGTAGGGCCGGGAAATGTATTAGAAATCCTTCCTTACAAAACCCCTCCAATAGATGTTTCTTCGGCACTGGGTACGGCTACTGAATCAGTAAAGACTGACCAATTTTTAGGAATTGCAAATGCAATTACACTTCCTGAAACTAAAATAGACCTAAAAAGATTCCATGTTGTAGGGCTTGGTCGTGATACAAGTGTACAAGTGCCGGGTAAAATTACCAATGAAGGTGGTTCTTTTGAAGTCGCTATGCACAGCGCACGCTGGTTGAAGTATTGTCTTGGACAAGAATTGATTGGCCCAATTCAAGTTGCTCTTGATAGTGACCTTACGCCAACTCTTTCT